GCCGTACCGATACCAGGCGTGGTATCTGTGCGGTCCCGGTACGCATAGGCCCGGCCTATCGCCCAGGTTTTGCCCTCGACCGTCGTGATCTGGACGGGTTCGAGCTGCAACGATCCTTCCGGATAGGCCTTGTAGAACGCCCGCATACGCTCGGCGACGGTTACATAGTCTTTCAGGTCGAAGCTCATCGCTCGGCCTCCAGGTCGCTGTGGGCCTCCATGTAGTGCCGTTTATAGGCCAGGTAGTTACCTGTGCCCGTGGTTTTGCAGAGGTGGCAGGCCCACCTGTTTTCACGCGTCATGAAGGTCATAGGTCAGCACCTCCCCGAGTTTCCGCACAATGTCGGCGGCTTGGGCCTGGTCGAGCATCACGTGGGTGATGTTGCGGCCGTCCTCGATCCACGCCTGGACTGTGTTGCCCATTCGGACTATTTCCGTGTGGAGGTGTTCCCCTCCGATGCTTTGCATAGCCATACGTTTCCCCTTAGTTGGGGCGGCTGGGGGCCCGACCTGGTCGGGCTCGTCCGCTTGTAGCGTGTGGGCCCCAGCCGCCGTGTGTTTACTGTATTCCCTCGATGTGACCTAGCAAGCCAAGCACGGCCAGGAAACCGAGCATGGCTGCCCACGCGGTTAGGCGCAGTCTTTGACTTTCGCCCCGATTGTCAGGGCATGGATGGCGCTCCAATGGTGTTTCCCCTTCCCATTCCAATAGGTCCGCCAGAACACGGCGTCTTGTACGGCTGGCGGGGCTTTGTAGGCCCTGTCGTCCGCGTATTCTTCATACCCGGCCAGGGTCGCGTAGTGCTCCCAGGTCGGTTGTATGAACTGGTAGGCACCGGATCCGTGGCGCCCGTTTGATCGGTAGTTCCCCCGTGACTCCCGCCACATGACGCATTTACGGAACGGTTCCGCCTCTGCGACATACCACCGGCCCCGATAGGTGCTGTCGGGGATCTGATTGGGGCCTGTTGCAAGGACCGCCGCTAGGACGGCCACCTCGATCACGCGTCCTGCACGGATCGCAGGACCGTCACGTTTCGCCCCGCAGGGTGACGCCGGACGGCTTCGACGCTTGCCCGTATTAGCCGGGCGTGGCCTCCTGGTGTTCGGTGGCCTTCTATTACTCCTGCCTCGAAGTAGCGGCCGACGGTGTCGGTCGATACTCCGAGTATGCGGGCTGCTTGCCCGGAGGATAGGTACTCGTGTTCGCTCATCGTTTCCCCTTTCCAGGATCGACGTTAGCGGGTTTCATTTGTTTGGCGCGAGCGACGCGCCGTGTCCTCGAAATACCAATCGAGGTCGGGTTCCTCTGGTTTCCCTATTTCTGTTGTGAAGCCTAACGATATCGGGGCGGTTTTCTCGTCCTGATCCTCGACCTCGACCGTCACGGCCGCCGAAACGCCGGCGATAGTCAGCAGCAGGGACCGTAGGGACCGCAGGCTGATAGGCCCGTCATATTCGACGGTCACCTCGCCCACGGTTATTTTCACCACGGCCGGGCGGACTCCTCCGCGATGAGGGCGTAGCCGATAACGTCGATGTAGTGGTCGCGGTCGTAATGCCTGGATCTGGCTAGTTTTTGGAGTAGGTTGCAGATGGCTACCTGGGCCGGTGAGATCTCCCGACCTAGGTATGCCGCCCAAAGTTGGGCCGTGCGCTGCATGGTTTCCTGGGCGTCCCCGTGGGTTACGGCCCTGGGGCCTGTTATGGCTTGTATGGCTTGTATGGCGATTTTGTCGTCGATCATGGGTTCCCCTTAGATTGGTCGTGTCTGCCCCGAGGGTAATACTTTGGACCAGGCTCCACATCGGCAGATGACTTTGGCATACGCTGATGTTTTCGTCGTGGTGATCCCGGCCGGTGTGAGCTCCCGGGATCCGCACGCCGGGCAGGTGGTCACATCCCCCGACCATAGCCCGGCGTGTGGCATTTTGAGCCACGGTTGCATTACTCGAAACAGGAGTTCGGTAACTAATACGTCTTGTTTGTTGTAGGCGCGGAACTTTGTCCAGGCTTTGTCGTCGTCCTCGAGGACACGTTTCCAGAGCTGCGCGACGCCGGTTTCGAGTTTGGATGGCAGGCCGAGGGTTTCTGTGACGTATCCGAGCCGGTTGGAGGCGAACTTATAGCGGCCCTTTATGGCCCGATATAGGTCAATGTCGTGCCATGGGGACGGCGGCGGATAACCGTTTTCGATGAATGTTTTCAGGATGATGGGTAGGTCGTGGCCTTTGCCGTTGTAAGTGATGACGAGGTCGGCCTGGTCAAGGAGCTGCCAGAGGTCGTCGAGCATTTCGTCCACGGAGTCGTGGTATTCGGATCTGAACAGGATTTGTCTTTGGTCGATCCATTTGGCTGCCCAGCAGAGCATCCGGGCGGGTTCGATGATTTTGTCGGGCGTGATGTTGGCGCCCCATAGGTCATAGGTTCTGACTAGGTGGGGGCTGTTTTCGATATCGAGGGTCAGGATCCTGGGGCGACCAGGTTCCCGAGGTTTCGACACGGTCGGGCTACTTCCCGAGTATCGGTAGCGGGAAAGGCCGTCGGCCCATAACGGGTTTCACGTCGGTGAAACTGATGTGGATGTGGTGATGGTGGCCGTACCCGGATCCACGCCAGGTCCAATAGGTAGTCGGGTATGTGCCCGAGGCGATTTGCCCGTCATATACGAGATATTTGAGCCGGTCGGATCCTGGAGCGCCGGATCGCGCATAATCGACGAGCTGATCCGCTAGGGCTCGGGCTGCCCGTCGTGACAGTCTTTCGCTCCACGGGACCAAATCGGCGTCGATATCGAGGGCGTGTACCCATCCGCTTGCGTCCGGGTTGTGATCGGATTTCCGGGCCCGGTGGGCCCGGTCCCCGATCCAACCGTCCGAAGCCTTATCCCGCGACGGGAAACGCTTATTTACCTGGTCGCGGAGCTTTACCCCGGCTGCCACTAGGCGGGCCATTATTCGCCCTCGATCTCGATTTCGGCACTATCGGCGATATCGCTAGGCCGCGGAGTCAGGTTTGCCAGGGCGGTGACGGGCGCCGCCAGGCCGAGCACGGCAGTTACCAGGGCCAGCCATAAGGGTGCCGATTCGGCTGAGATGACGTCGTAAGCCACTAGGAGGGCCATAGCGGCCACGGCAGCCGTGTAAAGGTACTTTCGGGCGTCTCGGCCCATTAGGCGGTCCACGGGGCTCCTAGCGGTTGTGGTTGTCGATGTGGTGGTCGAGCCGGTTTCGGAGGTCGCGTACTTCCAGCTCCGTGCGGGCCCATAGATCCCGGGCGGAGTTGCCGCCGTTGGGCCGGAACTCGGCCGAGATTGCGCCGACTTCTCGCCTGATTACCCACATGAGAGCTCCCAGGATGATGCCTAGGATGGTTAGCAGGCCGACGATGACGCCGACGAGTTCAGCGGCCTCCACGTCACTTAGCGGCCGCCGCCATTTTGGCGAGCGTGATTGCACGAGCCTTGTCCCGTGCTGATTGAGGCGTAGCCTTTGCGGCCTTCTTGGGCTTCGGTGTTTCGGTTTCCTCGATTGCTTGCTCGGTCATGATTCCTCGATTTCGATTGGTTGCGGACTAATGAACTGGTCTAGGTCGGCGTCGTAGCGGTCACCGATACCGGGATACTTCCCGCGCCGAGCACCCAAATAGGAACAGTCCAGCCATGTTCCTGGCAGTCCAATGGCGTTGCAGTATTCGGTCACCTTGGCGTCGTCGTCATCCATGAACGGGATCACGATGATTTCTCTTACGATGCCGTCCTCGACGCGGGCCGCGTGTGCGTTGTGGTATGTCATTAGGTCCTCACTCGGATTATCACGATGCCGGAACCGCCAGCGCCACCGAGCGTGGCGCTACCAGTAAAGCCGCCTCCACCGCCGCCACCACCTGTGTTTGCGGTGCCAGCAGTCGCGTTGACCGAGCCAGAAGCCGTTCCAGCGCCTCCTCCACCTGAACCACCGGAGCCAGCCACGCCGCCCCATGAACCGCCAGCCCCGCCTCCTCCACCGCCACCGCGAGTGACTGCGGTTCCGGTGATAGAGGAGGAAAGCCCAGCGCCTCCATTACCGCCTGCGCTTGCTCCGCCGGGACTTGCGCCAGCCGCACCAGCACCGCCGCCACCACCGCCTCCACCGCCGAACTGGACGGAGGAGCCGGTACCCCCGGAGTTGCCCTGACCAGAAGTCCCAGCACCGCCAGCACCGGAAGTGACGGCACCGCCACCACCTGAGCCGCCTGTCATGCCAGCGCCACT